CTCGACAACTTGCTCACGGCGCTTCCTGGAGCCATCGCCTCGGACTACGCCTCTCGCTACGGCGGTGCCTCCAACATCGCCCGCGGCCTGTACGAGAACCCTCTCAGCTACCTACTCGACGCCCTCGGCGTGGGCTCGCTCGCGGCCGGAGGGGCGCGCATCGCAGCAACGGGAGCCATCAAGGGCTCCGAGGTGGCAAGCCTTGCGGCGGAGGCGGCGAAGACCGGGCTGGCCCAGGCGGTGACCGAAGGTGCGGCGATCGCGCCCAAGGCGATCGGGATGGCCGGGCTATCCAAGGGCCTTGAGGCACTGAGCGCGGAGCGAGCGCTCTCACCGTTGGAGTCGCTCGCGGCTCGCATCCTGCCACGCCAGAGCATGAAGCTGGTGGGCAGCACACTGGAGCCCACGGTGCAGATGGTCAACCCGGTCTCACGGGCGCTCACCTCACCGCTCCGCCGTCTCGCGACGCGAGACATCGGCGAGATCGAGAGCCAGCTCGGCACGCTCTCTGGCACGGTCAAGACGTACGCGGAGGCGGGACAGAAGCCGCCCTCGTCCGTCTTCTCCGAGATCCAGGCGCAGCGCGATCTCCTGGCTGCCGCGCGCGAAGGCGGGCTCACTCGGATCGAGCGCCCATCGGTTGCCCGCATGAACGCCGAGATCGCCTCGCGGCGGTTCATGGCGAAGGTGAAGGGACAGGCGTTCGCACAACGGCTAGCCCAGACGCGGATCTATGAGGACACGCTACGCCCGTTCATGGAAGCCGACCCGACGCTTGAGCGCATCGGTGCCGCCTATCCGACCGGTCTTCAGGTCGTTGTACCCGGCTACGAGCGCGCGCCTTGGCTCGCACGCTCAGACCAGGCGCTCGCGGCGCAGGGAGCGCTGAAGTCGCTGCCGGCTCGCGTGGGTGCTGGCACTACTGTCCAAGCCACCCCGCTCACACTCGAGCTGACACCGGACGTGGCAGAAGCGGCATCGGCAGTCGCTCCGGCGATCGCCGAGCGCACGCAAACGGTGATCGGGCGGTTGCGCGCCTATGCCGATCGCCTGCAATCGGAGCCCGGACTCGCGCAGATGGCAGGACGTGATGTCGCCTCAGAGGTCGATGCGACGAACCGCCTCATCTCCTCGCTCAACGAGGCGCTCACCCGCAAGGTCGGGATCGAGCGGGGCGAGCTTGAGCTCAGCGCCGGACAGCAGATGACCGATGCCCTGCGCCTCACGGACATGGAGAAGATGGTCGATCAGTTCGACTCGTTCGCCTCCTCGCCGGCTGCCGTGCTCGATGAGACCTACGCACCGCTCCGCCTTGCCCACGGGGCACAGTTCGACGAGGCGACCAACGCTTTCGAAGGGGGACCGTCGGTAGCCGAGCTCGACGACGCCTTCCGCGCGGCGAACGAGCCCTCGCCGACGTACTTCCCCTTCATCGACCCGGAGAAGGCGAAGGCATCGGACTTCTTCATCTCCAAGCAGCTCCGTGGAGCCAACATCTACGCGCGCGATCCCCACCTGGGGCGCATGAAGGGCATCCGGCTGATAGAGGGGTCCTACGAGCGCAACCCCATGGAGGCCTACGTGCGCCGTGCGGCTCGCGGGGTCCGCGCCCAGGAGACCTACAACACCTTCGCCCAGATGACTCAGCGGTTCGGCCGCCCGATCGCATCATCTGAGGATGTGCCCCCAGGCTTCACAGTCGTTGCCCCGGACCTGCTGTTCCTACAGGCCCGCTCGTCGGCGAAGTTCGGCGATCTCCTGGACGACTTGCTCTCGCGCGGCATCGACCAGGACTCCGCGCTCGCTCAGGCGATCGAGAAGGTGACGCTCAAGAACCAGGAGGACATCGCACGGCTCCTCGAGACGGGCGGCGTGAAGATGTGGGCGGTGCCGAAGGTCGTGACCGATCGTCTGAACGACGCCGCGAAGTACGCGGGGTTTCTCGGAGGTACGACACGTCTCGGCTATGACTCGGTGCTCGCCGGATGGCGCGGTCTCGTCCTATCAGGATCTCCGCGCTGGGTCGTAAACAACACGCTTGGGAACTCCGTGTTCGCTGCGATGCAAGGCGTCAAGACTGCCGATGTCATCAAGCTCCTCGGCGCGAACTTCCGCAAGATGCTCGGTGGGCGCTCGAAGATCCTCGAGGACCTGCGCCGACTCCCGGGCTTTGAGGATGTCGCCTCAACGGGATTCGTCGGATCGGCGGTCTCAGCCTACGAACCACTTCGTCCAGCGCTTGAGGCGACGGCGGCCGGTCGAGCGCTGCGCGCCGTCGGGGAGTCGCGTCCGCTCGCCGCTGCGAAGCGGTTCGGCCAGGGGATGAGAACCCTGAACGCCGCAGTGGAGGACGCCTTCCGCCAGGCATCGTTCCTCACCGCCGCCGAGCGCCAGGCAGGACGCGGCGCCATCACAAGGCTCGGGCGATCGTTCATGCGCTCGGATGAGCGAATGGCAAGGATCATGGCGGACGGATTCACGCCGGCGAAGGGGGCGGCAGCGCTACAGGAGGTCAACCGCTTCTTCGGTGACTACGCGGCTCTCGGCCCCTTTGAGCGTCACGTCATCAGGCGGTGGCTCGTCCCATTTTGGAGCTTCTACAAAATGCAAGGCAAGCTCCTGCTCACCTTCCCGTTCGAGTCGCCTATTCGCGCCCAGGTGATGCAGGGCTTCGCCGACGTGAACCGCGAAATGCTTGCCGCCTACGGTCCGGTGCCCGATTGGCTCGAGGGCGCGATCCCGTTTGGCCCGCCCGGAGCCCAGGTGCCGTTCTACTCCTCAGTCGGGCCGAACCCGTTCAACGCGAGCTTCCAGGATCCGTTCACGATGCTCTCGCCGGTCCTCAAGATGGCGTGGGAGCAGGCGAAGGGCCGGAGCTCGTTCACCGGCCAGCCATTCTCCGATCCGAACATCGTGCGGCCTTTCGGCTCGGACCAGGCCTACCGGATCGTGCGCGATGAGGCGGGCAACGTGGCCGGGGTTGAGCCGGTCGCCGATCCGCGCCCAGGCATCGGCTGGCAGGCGCTCCAACAGATCCCCCAGTTCAACGCGCTCGCCTCCGCGATCGCAGGCGGCAAGGCCTACGACACCGCCCCGTTCACGGCGATCCCTGGTGAGGAAGGCGGAGCGCGCTATCCGACTGACGTTCTGGCTCAGGCTCTCAAGATCTCTGGCCTTGGGACGACTCCCTATGACCTAGCCGCCTTCCAGGAACGGCTCGCCCAGGAGCGCCAGGCCGCGCTCACGGCCGCCCTCAGTCGTGGATAGGAAGGAGCCACCACGGCACTTCTCGACCTAGCCCAACAGCTCCCCCGCCTCTCCGATCAGATCCTCGGTCGCATGACCACGCCCGAAGGCGCCCGCTCAAGCGTCGGCTCCATCGCCTCATCGCTCCGCCCGCAGTCTGCGACTCTTGGAATAGGCGATTGGGGCCAAGGAGGGGCCCAGGGAGCCGTTTTCACGCCTCCCGCGCCCCAAGTACCTACCGTGGGTGCTGCGGGGCTCAGAGGCGCTCTCAGCGGCCTGTCCGACCGTCTCACCTCAAGCCTTTCCGCCCTGCCGTTCCAGGCTCAGACCCAGCCCTACGCGGACCTGTCGCGTCGCTCGCTCGCCCCGCTACTTGCCGGAGGGCGCGGAGGGCTCGGCGATCCCAAGCTCGACCTCGGCTACGCCGTGAACGCGCGCATCTTCTCGCGCCTAGCCGCGGCCGATCCGGGCTCGGCAGGTCATACCTCCATCGACTACAACGCCCTGCGCGGCCGCTATGGCCCGCTCGTCGATCCTCCCAAGGGTCCCGGCGACCTGATGCTGCAACGGCGGGCGCTCCTGTCCCTGAACGACGCGGGCCTACCCCTCAGCGCGATTCTCGGCGGCTCCTACCGCTCGAACGCCCAGCAGGCGTCCTACTACGCGAGGAATCCGCGGCGGTACGCCCCGCCGGGCATGAGCCTGCACGAGTACGGCCTGGCGATCGACGTGAACTCCGGCTACCTCGCGGCCAACCCGGGCGTCCGAGACCGGCTGCTTGCCCAGGGCTGGTACCAGGAGCGTCCCGACGAGCCCTGGCACTTCAGCTTCGGCGTGTTCAACCCCGAGGATGTCCGCAGTGGCCAGCGCCGGAACCAATCCTCCTCACCCCCGACCGGGCGACGGCGGAACCAGCAGCGATGAGCGAGAAGGAGCGTCGATGAGCGAACGAACCAAGACGCCATTCGGGGACATCTTCCCGACGCAAGGGCGGTGCAAGGACGACTACCCGACGATCATCACGTTCCAGAACGCCGCCGGTCAGCTCATGCGCCTACAGGCCCCGGCGATGCGTGCGTTCCTGGAGGCCGAGCGCCTGAACGGCCGGAAGCTTCCGTGGCGCAAGCACCGCAGGCCCAAGGCCATCAGGATCACCGGAGAGGGCTGGCGCTCCTGCGCCTCGCAGGCGTCCCTGTATCGCTCGGACCCCGGACGCTTCGCCGACCCCGCCAGCTCCCGCCACTGCCGCGGTCTCGCCGTCGACGTCTACAACACGCCGGACAACCTCACGCGCCGGGCGCGCAGGGCGCTTCAGCGGACAGGCTGGCGCTTTGCCGTCGCGGGCGAGCCGTGGCACGCGAGCTACTGGGAAGCCGGGTAGCCGGGTGGTCGCCGCGGACTGGTTCCGGAGCCTCGACACCTGGGTGAACCTCGGGATGTTCGTCGCCCTTGTGGGAGCCGCCGTGATCTTCGGGCGCGCGAAGTCCCGCGACGCCACGATCGCCGTCCAGACCGCCGAGCTCGACGCGAGAGAGAAGACGGAGTCACGTCTGCGCGAGGACGTGGAGCAGCTGCGCGGCGAGCTCCTGAACGCTCGGGCGCGCTGCTCCGAGGACATCGCGCGCCTGCAGGGCCAGGTCGCTCAGCTCACGCAGCAGAACGAGACGCTGCAGTCCCTCGTGATGGGCTCGACCGTCCCGCCCGCGCTGCAGGCAGCGATCGATACCGCCGTGACTGGGGGAGTGGCGGCCGTCCGGAGCGCCATCGAGGACGCCGCCGACCGCGGCATGGAAGCCGTCTCGGCGTTGCTCGCCGAGCGAGGAAGCGAGTAGAAGGAGGGAACCATGCTTGCGAGACCATCCGAGACCATCACCGCGGCGGTCGGCTCGATCATCGGGGCCGCCGCCGCGATCGCGGTCGCCTACGGTGCGAGGATCCCCGACGGCGTCCAGGCCGGGGCGATCGTCATCGTGTCCTGGGTCGCCGCGGCAGTGACCTGGTACACCGCGCGACGCCAGCGTGCCGGGTCGAAGACGTCGGGGCCTGACGGCAAGGTCGGCTGACCGACAACCTCATACGTGCGCGATCTGTCGCCCTCTGGCCTTCGGGTCAGGGGGCGCTCTTCGCGTTCCATGGCCCGTCGGGCGCGTACGGCAGGGCACGGTGAAATGGCGGCGTCCACGGCTCACCGTCTCGGTACCATCCATCGAGCCACTCTGGGTGATCCCAGAGCGGCGGACCGTTCAGATCGTCCCCACCCTCGGCGATCCTGGCAGTGACTTCCAGCACATCTCGGCCGCGCAGGTCGTATCCCCAGAGCGCGATGGCGAGCGGGACGTTGAAGACCGCGTGTCCTTCGCTCATCCCGTCACCTCCATCTGAGGGTTGAACAGTGGTGCCGATTCGATGATTCGTTGTCGCGCCATCTCCGCGTACTCCGGTGACAGCTCGATCCCCACGAAAGAACGGCCGTGCCGAAGCGCGACCACGCCGGTTGTGCCGGAGCCGACGAAGGGGTCGAGGACGACGCAGGGAACCGGATCGGCCGTGTGTTTGCAGGATGGACGCCAACCTCTCGTCTCGGTGCGCTTCTCAAGCCGAACATCGAAACCGGCCGTCTCATGCCGGCGTTCAACTGATCTGGAGCCGTTGGTCGTTCGGTTCCCGGGGTTGTCGTAGGTGACGTCGACCTCCCGCACCCACGCCGCCCCGCACTCAGGACATGCGCCCTTCTCGCTCGATCCCGCCTTCACGCAGGGAACGACGAGGGCCTTGGGGAATGTGGCGAAGTGCGCGGCGGGGAAGGGCTCGGTGGCGATGGTCCAGACGTCGCGGAGGTTCGCGGTCTCCGACGGGTAGGTGATCTCACCGTTGCCCTGGCCCCCGCCCTTCACGTCCACACCGGGACGGATCGAGCGGCGCTTCGCTCGGCGCGTGAAGCCCTGGCCATAGGGCGAGGAGATCGCTCCAGGTGCGTTCGGTCCATCCGGCCAGCGAGCCGGCATCCGCACCGCCTCGGCGTCGTAGAAGTATCGAGCGGTCTTCGAGAGCAGAAACACGAACTCGTGCGATCTGGTCGGGCGGTCCTGGACGGACTCCGGCATCGGATTCGCCTTGTGCCACACGATGTCTGAACGGAGCCACCAGCCGTCTGCTTGCAACGCCAGGGCGACGCGCCAGGGAACGCCGATCAGGTCCTTTGGCTTGAGGCCCGGCGTGCGCCTAAGGCTGCCCGTGTGAGTCTGACCCCTCGGATGTGCTGCGATCGACTGCGCATGGAGTGGTGATCTGGCGTCGTTTCCATCTGCGCGGGATTGTGCGCCCCACGATCCAGCGTATGAGTCGCCCATGTTCAGCCACACCGTTCCGTCCTTCCGCAACACCCGCCGAACCTCACGGAATACACCCACGAGCCGCTCCACGTAGTCCTCCACCGTCGGCTCCAGCCCGATCTGTCCGGCAACGCCGTAGTCGCGGAGACCGAGGTATGGCGGAGAGGTCACCACCGTCTGCACGCTCTCGTCGGCGAGCTGGCCGAGACCGTCAAGCACGTCGGCGCAGATGATCCGCCAGGATTGGCTCACGACGCCGACACCTCCCCGGACTCCGGGCACCAGGGGCAGTACCGGGACCAGTCGTTCCGATGAGAGAACATCGGGTTCGCTTGGCCCGTCACCGGCCGGTGATACGTCGTCGTCTCGGTGCGCCGGGTGGCCGGCGCTCCCTCCTCACCGCGCACACGGAGGCGTCGAAGGATAACGACACGGACGGACCCGTCGGCGAATCGCACGAGCGCGTTGCCGCGCCCGGTCACGCACTTCCCCGTCTTGCGGTTGCGGACCGGGTCGCAGGCCATCCCGACCAGGGCGGGGTCTGTGCCCTCGGTGCCCAAGTACTCGTACCTCACGTCCTCACCAGGACCCGCACCGCTTCGAGCATCGGCGGCGATCGGGGAGATCGGCCACCGGGATTCCGAGAGCACGAGCGCGGCGTTCACGTGTGGGCACTGGGCATCTCCTTGTAGGCCCACACGTCTTCGGGAAGGTCATATTGCTGCCCGGATCTTGGGCCAGATCCCTGTTTCGCGAAGAACGGCACGCCCGCGGCAACGCACTGGTCACGGAGCGAGCGAGCCCAGTCCGGATGCAGGGGTCTCGCGTCGGGGCCGGACTCTCCGCCGACGATCACCCAGTTCGGCCCCTCCCAGTCGACTGGGCCGCAGGGAGCGACCGGGTAGCCCACACGGAGTGCCTCCCCGGTAGAGAGCTGCCGCTCGTGGCCGCCCATGTACATACCGCTGGTAATGAAGCCGGACCGGACCACCTGCCCGCAGCCGCCACAGGTCCCGCCCATGAAGGCCGACAAGTCGATCGGACCGAGCAACGGCTCACAGGACAGGAACCTCACCGCCGCCGGGGTCTCCAGGAGCTTCGGGGTGCGGATGTCGGCCCAGCGCTGGTCCTCTACGGAGACGCCGCACCACACGTTGGGGAGCGGCCATGGTGGAACTGCCCCTCGAGGTGTAGGCCGGACGGCGTGCTCGAACCTCGGGACCAGCGACGCCATGCGCCCCGGTCGCTTCGTGAGGACTTGGAACGTGTGCTCATGCGCCTCCGCCATCACACGGAACACGGCTGCGATGAAGTGGTCGGGCACGTCGTCATGGAAGAGGTCGCTCATGGAGTTCACGAACACGCGACGCGGCTTGCGCCAGTGGAACGGCAGGTCGATCTGATCATGATGGAGCGTGAGACCAAATCCCGGCCCGCTCGTCCGCGAGTCGCCGTCGCGCTGGTACCTCGGGTTCCCCATCGCCTTCAACCGTTTGGCCAGCGTCTGGGCGTAGCAGTGATCGCAACCCGCAGATACCCGGTCGCACCCGGTGACGGGGTTCCAGGTTGCCTCGGTCCACTCGATCGCGCTCTTGTCGCTCATGTCAGCCGCTCCAGCACCAGGCACCGGGACATCCCCCGCCGTCCCACATGCCCGCCATCGCGATCAGGTTCGCTCGTGCGTCGAGCGGCGAGACCTGCGGCCATGCGGGGAACCAGCGCGGGGCGATGTAGGCGCGGACCCGGCCCGGCCAGTAGCGCGCCAGGTGCTGGGCCAGGCCGCACGAGCCGTAGGGGTGCGGCTCCCAGGCCCGGCAGGCTCCCTGCTCGTCCGGGTTCGTCGCCCAGGGCCACCATCCCGATTCCCTTTCGATGACCGCATAGACCGCCGGCATGTAGGTGCCGGGACGCCGCCAGTCGAAGACGCATGCCGCCAGACGCTTCAGCCGGCGCTCGCCGCGGGCGCGATCTGCGAGGTACAGCCGCGGCGTGAGCGTCTCTCCCATCGCCCATCCCCCGCACGGTCCTCTCCACCGTCCTTCGGGCTTCGCGTCTGCTGCTGCTGTCGTCGATGTCAGGACTCCAATCGCGATCACGATGACTACGCCAAGTCGTTTCACGAGTTCTCCACCCTTTCCGTCAGACGGCGCCCCGCACCATGAGCGGGGTCGGCTAGCGGATCGCGTCGAGCGGCCTCACCTCCTGCCACGTGAACTAATGGTCTAGGCTCCATCGTCCAGAGCGCGCAGCGACTCGGGACAGCTCCACTCATAGACGGGGATGACCTCTTCCTCCCGTGCTGGAATGACCTTCGTGCCGATCTCGCGACGGGTGCAGACCGCCTCGCGGATAGCCAGCACCTGCAGATCGATGCTCCCGAAATGCGCGGTGACCCCGTAGCAATAGTCGCTCGCGTACTTCATGATCGGCCTGGGCAGCATCCTGGAGAACTCCACGAGCTGTTTGGTTGCGACATCACTGGCGAGCCATATGGTGAGTTGCGACGGGTGAGGGAGCTCGGGATTGGCATCGTAGAACTCCGCCAGCCGCCGCAGATCGTCTGCGTACGTCATTTCTCCTCCTTCTCCACTGGGTCAACGACATCGAAGCCGAGCAACGCACAGGCCGCAGCGAGGGCAGCGCAAAACGAGCAGTCTGAGCCGACCCGATGCTCGATTCCTCCGTGCACAACGTTGTACCGATCCTGGCTTGTGGCAAGTTGATAGGTGATCGGCTCTGTGTTGGCTGTCTCATACAGACTCGAGAGGACGCACCATGGGCAGGCCGACGAGAACACGTTCGTTGCATGAACCGGTACAACACCACCATGAAGCTTCCTACCGGCGCTCATAGATCCGCCTCCTGTCCCTTCATAGGTGTCAGGCTTTCCCCTGCGGGCAGGGCGAGCTGGTCGTCGAGATACAGTTCGTAGACCGTCTGGCCGGTCCGCGTCCGCATGTACGGGAGCATCACCTGGTCGAGTGTCACCATCTCCGTTTGGAGCAGGGCGAGCTGGGCTTCGACCCAATCCTTCAGGATGCGCCAAGCCACTCGCTCGGCGTGCTCAGGCGTCTGAAAACGATGCGTCACCTTCTGGCGCTGCAGGACGGCGCGGACACGTTCGGCCTTCACCGGCAGCGTGAACGCCTGCATCCCGAACGGGCCCTGGACCGTGAAGCTCATCCCGACCACGTTGCCCACCTCGTCGTATTCGGCGACGATCGCGCGCGCCCCCGCCTGCACGAGGAGGGCCTGCACCTGTCCGACCGTGCGAAGGACTGGGACCGTCGTCGAGTAGTTGAGTATCGGCATGTCAAGCTTCCTCAGACCGGCCGACCGTCACAGCTTCACCACTAGGTACGCCTCCGACGGCGCGAGCTCGACGTAGATCGCCGGTGAAGCCTGCACGCCGACCGGCACCTTGCGCTCGGCCTGCCGCCATGCATGGCGCGCCCACTCGCTCCGGCAGAACCTCGCGATCGAAGCCGGCACCTGCTGGCCCGACTTGACCTCGAGGGAGACCTCGATCGGGTAGGCGTGGAAGATGTCGTCGTCGATCGTGCGCTCGAGCTCTGGCGCGAGTGCCCGGTGCGCCCGCCGGTTCGCGTTCTTCCCCCGCGCCCGGTTGTTCCGCCCACGACAGGAGGGACAGCGACAACCCACGACGTGGCCGAAGCGGTTCAGCTTCAAGCCCTCGACCTCGCACTGCCCGCAGGGACACAGCGGCCAGCCGGGCCAGGGCTCGGGGCTTCTCACCATGTCCATACACCCTGCCTGAGCCAGCCATGGAAGCTGTTCGCGCCCGTAGCAGCGATGCTCGGATCGACGGTGATAGAGCCATCGTCTTCCTGGGTGATGGTGTGTGTGACGCAACGCCCGACCGCGCCGAATGGGTCCCTGAACCACAGCTCCTTCGTGCCTTGCGGGGTCTCAAAGAGCGCATAGTCACCCGGCTCGAAGTCGCGGATGTCTGGCGGCCAGGACTTCACCACGACGTCATATTCCTCAAACCTGCGAAGCCGACGACCTCGCGACGGAGGACTCGGCCGAGCCGCGCCAGAGGGGTTCATCCGTGGTTCCACCTGTTCGAACCGCTGCGGGGCGGCAATGTCGGCAATGTTGATCGACGGGCGAACGCCTCCATCTCGGACCAGACGGCGACGTAGGCCGCGAGGTGATCCGCACTGCACACGTCGAGGAGCTCGCCCCGGTGCTCGCCATCGATGACGCGGACCTCGTAGCGGGCGGGTGCCTCGCAGTCGTCGGCGTCGCAGACCGTGTACTTCGCCACTCAGTCCTCCTTCCCGAAGATCCCCTCGACAAGCTCGGCCATCCCCTCGGGCAGCTCGTCCGGGGTCTGGAAGGCAGGCAGACCGGCCAGCTCACGCTCGACCGCCCGACGCGTGATCTCGGCGTAGCGCCCGGACGCCTGGTGAACCGCGTAGGTGTCCGCCGGGTCGCTGCGGCGGAACTCGTCCCATCCGATTTGGCGCGCCAGCTCGCGCACGGCAGGGTGCGAGAACTCCGGGAGGGCGCCGAACCAGTCGCACGTCGAGGCGGCCTCAACCATCTCGGCCCATGCCTCGCCGAAGCTCGGAGCTTCGCTGCGATGAGCGAGCACGTCGGCGCGGATCTGCACCACGTTGGGCGGGTACCCCGCGACGGCCAGGCGGTCGATCGCCGCCTGAACCTCCGCCTGCTCCAGATCCGCCAGCTTCTGCACCCAGACCGGGATGGCGAGGTCGTCCTCAGCGCGCTCAGGGACGGCTACCTGCGGGAACAACACGCGGAAGTACGCCAGTGCGTCGATGACCTCCGAATCCTTCATCGTCCAGCCGCCCTGAGCCGCTCAGCCAGCTCATGCGTCCGAGCGGCGCCGGTGGCCTTGGTGCCGCGCCCGTTGCGCCTCACCGGCAGCGGCCCCTCTTCCCACCCGTCACGGTTGAGCCAGGCGGCGGCGCCGGCGGTGTAGGCGTCCTCGCGGTTGGGGTCGTCGCGGTAGCGGCGGGCTCCGGCGACGATCTCGGCTGGCGAGGCCCGGCGGAGGGCACGCTCCCACGCCACGAGGGTTGGGCGCCGAGCTCCCTTGCGGGCCGTCGGGAAGTTCGCCCAGAACTCCTCGAAGGCGACAGGGTTGATTCGCTGCCTCGCGCGCGCGCGCGGTACTGATGGTTGTACTGATGGTTCTACTGATGGTTCTACTGATGGTTGGTCGGCCGTAGCTATGTCCGGTGTGTTGACCCGATTTGTCCGGTGTGTTGACCCGATTTGTCCGGTGTGTTGACCCGATTTGTCCGGTGTGTCACCGGACAAGATGTCCGCTCTGCTACCGGACACAATGGCCGGTGTGTCGTCTGCCATGTACTCGTCCTTGCGGTTGAGCATATCCAGCCGCAGTCGATACTCGGTCGTCCGGTAGGTGCCGCCCTTCGTCTGTCCACCCTTGCTAAGGACCATCAGTGCGCCCTGCTCGATGAGCCCGTGGAGGATCCGTCGAACCTGGCGCTCGGAGTAGCCCGTCTTCCAGGCCACCAGTCGCTGCGGCGGGAACAGATGCCCGCCGTCGTCGTCGGCCCAGTCCGCGAGTGCCAGGAGCACGAGCTGCTCCGGGTGATCTACGTCCATTTCCCACACCTGCGCCATCAGCCGGATGCTCACGTGCGTTCACCCTCCACAGCGCCGATCTCGACGAGCTCGGCCATCGCCCGCTTCACCGTGGGCACGGAAACGTGGATACGCTCGGCGAGCGTCGCCCTTGAAGGATGAGCCTTCCCCTCCCTGTCGGCATAGCGTCGGAGCACGCCGTAGAGCCGCACTGCGTGAGCCGAGATGTCGGCGTAGAGCACCCACTCGGGGATGACGGCGAAGTGCTGGTCGGCTGAGACGCTCACGTGCGTTCACCCGCTCTCAGCCTCCGCACTCTCTCCAACCGCTCGCGCCAGACCTCGTCCCGGTGAAAGCAGCCCGCCAGGTAGCCGGCGAGCATGCAGGCGCTACCCACCGCGAGGAGCGCGCCGACGAAGATGTAGGGGTCCAGCCTCACGTCATCCCTCCTTGATCCCCAGCGCCTGGAGCTCGGCAACCGTCACCGCCGACTGCGTGGCAGGCGGCGTGCCTTGCAGCACGCCTTTCGAGTAGAGCGCCCGGACCGCCTTCAGCACGACGTTCCCGCTCATCCCCGCCGCTGCCGCGACGGCCCACAGGTGCTCCGGTGCCGGTTCGTCATCCGCCGAGGGTGTTTCGTGTGGCGACATGACAGCCCGTCCGGAGCTCTCCTCCGGCACCATGCCCTCGGCGGACGACGTCTTGGCGCGCCTGGACGTGGGCGCGCTCGGATGGTGACCCTCCCCAGGCGACGATGGACCTGGGGAGGGCCGATCGGAGACGGCCTTGGACCGCCGTCCTCTCGCCGGCACCGGCGTCTCCGATGAGGGCTCGGCCCCCGGGCCTTCCCCTTCCGCGAAGGCCGAGTCTTCTGGCAGGGCGATGCGCTCGCCCCAGTCCGCACCCTGGTCGTGGTTGAACCTCGCGTCCGCCGGCAGCTCCGGGCGCTCGCCGGCAAGCGGCACGCGGCCCCCCGGACCGGTGGTGATGGCGGGAGCCTGGGCGATCAGCGAGGCGAGCGAGAACGGCAGCCGAACGACCGGCACCGTGAAGTTGTGAGTCTCCGGCTTGCCCTGCGCGTTCTCGGTCTTCGTCGTCCGCGCCTCGATGGCGAGCTCGGCCTCGGCGAACGTGTCCGGCCCTGCGATCTGACGCAAGAGCTTCACCGTCTGCGGGATCTCGGCGGCCGCGTTCCACCCTCGGCTGACCAGGCGCCACACCCCGACGTCTGGAAGCTCGGGGAGCATCGCGAGCAGCTGGGTGGTCGGCACGCAGTCGCGCACCTCCTTCTGCGCGCAGATGCAAGGTCGCCCCGAGATGAAGTCGGTCACGCCGTCGCACCGTCGCTTCACCCCGGCCGCAGTCCACAGCTCGTAGAACTGGCGGGCGTCGACGTCCTGCGGCGGGATGAGAACCGGCAGCACCGAGACCTCGGTGACCAGTTCGAACTGCTCCCCCTCGGTCGGCGCGTTGGACCATATCCCCACCTCGCCGCCCCATATCCCAGCCGCTCGGGCGAGCAGCTCTTCCGACGGCGAGGTGAGCCGCCAGGTTTCTAGGCGCTTTGGCCGAGGCTTCGCGCCCGAGGTGTCGAGGTCGCCCAGGCGCAACCTACCCAGTTCCCTGAATCGGTACTGGACCCCGAATATCGGCATCAGCCAGAGACCTCCAAGCTCGCCTCGAGCTGCCGCACCAGCTCGTCGTCGGGCACGATCTCGTCGCCGACGACGTTGGGCGCGATCTCCTGGGCGAACCGGAAGACCTCGCGGCAGTAGAGGAAGACCTCGTGCATCACATCGTCCGAGCGGACCGGGTAGAACTCGTAGCCCTCGGGCCTGAGCTTCAGCACCGCCGCGCCATCGACCTCGGGCATCGGCTCCTCGACGTCATCGGGCTTGCCGACGAACTCGGCGTGTCGATAGGCAGCGGTCTGGATGCCCACCTCCGGCCACGGCCCGGAGCCGCCCGTCTTGTAATCGACGAGGATCCGCCACGGCCGGTCGGGCGTCGGTCCCCACACCTCGCACTCGGAAATCTTGGAGGTGGGGATCTCCACGATCGCGTCGAACTTGCCGCCGTAGCGGTGTCGCCGCGAGAAGACCGGAGCCTCAACCGCGAGGTAGGTCGGCTCGAATGAAGCGAGGAACGCGCGGAACGAGGTCATGAACGGCGCCTGCTCGTCGGTATAGGAGGGGAAGGGACGCCCCAGCACGTGGGCCTCGGCCGCGTCGTGGACGAGCGAGCCCAGGTCGGCCGCTCGGTCGCGCTCCCGGTAGGCCGCACCCTTCAGCCAGTCGATGGCGCCCTGCAGGTCAGCCTTGGTCTTCGCGCCCTTCACCAGAACGTTCAGCTCGTCCAGGTGAGCGACGGCGTACTCGGCGGTCGCCTTCTTCGCCCAGTTGATGAGCGCGGGCTTGGGGAGCCCTCCGCCGATGATGCTTGTGACGGACCAGTAGCGCTCCTTCTTCCAGACCCAGAACCGCCCTCCTCGACCGCTCTGCTCGACATGCGCGCCGCGAACGCCGCTCATGCCGGCCGCTCCCGCATGTAGCAGAAGTCGATCGCCCGCATCATCAGCTCGGGCCACTCAAGGGAGCTCGCGTCGCTCGTTGTCTCTCGGTCCAACCAGGCGAGGAACTCCTCGGCCACGATCGCGCCCGTCGCCCCGCGCCCCTCGATCGGGTGGAAGACCGGACCGAACACCGCATCGGCCTCGGTGTCGTAGAGCACCGCCACCCGGTCCTCGTCGTCGTGGAGCACCCTCACACCCATTGCGGCCGCCTCGGTCCAGCCACGTCGTCCGGGTCCTTCGAGCCGCACGCGTGCCACATCCCCTGCGGAGCGCTATCGATACAGCTCCCACAGATCAGGTCCCCGCAGAATGGGCAGTCCGCCGTGCAGATCCCGTTCGCGTGGGCGGGCTCGGCGCACTCCGAGCAGATCGTGAACTCGTCCACCTCGCCCGTGAGCGAGCACTCAACACAGGTCGCGAGGGTTGCGCCTTGCGGTCGCATCGTCTATCCTCCTTGGTTGCTGGGTGGACGCCGTTACCTACGGGTGGCGGCGTTCGCTTCTTGTCTTGAGCGATTCCAGATGCTCGGCCGCCGCTTCCTCGCTCGCGTGCAACGGGAGCACGAGCATGTCCGTGGAGTCTTCGATGACGCCCCAGGACCCGCGCCCAAAACCCTCCTGGATCCTCTCGATCCGCAAGCGGCGTGCGTCGCCCCCTGCCGCCCGGCGGATCGTGACGAGGCGCATGGTCAACCCTTCCTGTCCCGGCGGGTACGCGAGATTCGCGCGTCATGCCGAGCTGCCGCACCGACCGCCAGGAGCGAGACCACGATCAGCCCCAGCCAGGTGAGCGCGGCACCAACCGCGACCATCGGCCAGAGGCCCGAGGCGATCACGGCAGGAACTCCCCGTGACGTGCGAGCAGCTCGAGGATCTCTTCCTCAGGTGAGATGAGCCGCGTCTCGGCATCCTCGGCCACCAGCCCGCGCGCGATGTCGGATTCCTCGAGCCGCCGAGTCATCGAGACACACCACGCCTCGGCCTCGACGGTCCTCACTCGTTGACCGCCGCGCGTGGGTCCTCGGCGGCCGGAAAGAGCTCGTCGAGGGAGAGGTCAAGAACGGTCGCGACGGCCCGGAGGTGCTCCACGGTAGGCATGTGCGGGCCAAGCTCGATGTTCCGGATGGTGTTCAGCGCCACTCCTGCCTCGGCGGCGACCTTCTCGCGGCTCCAGCCGCGAGCCCTCCGTGTACGGGAGATCAGTTCTCTGTCCATGGATGGAATCTAGGACTTCGCGAATCGTATGTCAAGCATGCGTGCGATATCTAGTGGAATAGGATTGACAAACTCCCCAAATGCGTGCGAAGGTTCTCAGGCGATGGCCATGTCGGCGCGTGAGTTCGGGCGTTCCTGGGAGTGGCGCGTCTCGGCGCGCGTGCTCAAGCGCCGCAAGGCCCTTGGTCTCACCCAGCAGCAGCTCGCCGACCGGATGACGAGCCATGGCGCTAAGACGATCGTGCAGCAGGTCTCTCACATCGAGCAGGGCATGGGCGTGGGCGTGGGCAAGCTCGTCGTGCTGGCCCAGGCGCTCGAGTGCAGCACGACCTATCTGCTCGAGCTGACAGACGAGCCGGACGAATGGACGCCTGATCTGCCGCTCGCTGAGCTCGCTACGCCCTCGTATCGCAGTGGACAGATGAGCGGTCGGCCGCCAGACCTACGGCTGGTGACATCCGCACCACCGAGCCCCGCCGCGAGCGGGGCTTTCTCGTCCCTGCGCTCGGCGAAGGCACTAGGTCCCAAGTCCATTGCGCCTCAACCCATAGCGGATGGACGAGTTACAGGCGAAGTGCAATCCTTCGGTGGCCGTGGCCGAATCCTCTCAAGAGGCCGACCGGCAAGGTAGCGGTGCGATGGCGGCACACCTGCACGTTGTCGGGTCGCTCGATCACATGTGGGCACTGGTTGATGCCTGGCGCCAGAACATGATGGTTCGCGGTCTCGCGCCCAAGACGATCGCGCAGAGAGAGGACTTCCTCGTTCGGTTCTTTCAGCGCACACGCTCGAGCCCCGAGACGCTCACCGAAGCGGTCGTCGCGGAGTTCTTCGCCCAGATGAAGCCGCGATCCTCGACCAGGCAAGCCTATGCCTCGGCTCTCAAGAGCGCGTACCGGTTCTGGATCCGCCGGCACCTCGTGCAGATCGACGATCCAGTTGTCGATGTCGGAGCGAAGGCCGTGCACTACCCGCCCCCCGACTACTTCGAGGACGACGAGGCGCGGCGCATCCTGGTGGCCGCTGCCGCAAAGCGCAACCCCCGCCGCGCCTGGGCCATCGTGCTGCTCTTCGAGACCGGAGCCCGGATCGGCTCGCTCGCGGCCTTTGACCCCCGCGACATCCGCCACGGGCGCGTCTGGTGGCGGGTCACGAAGTACGACCGTCCCTACTCGGTGATCCTCACGCCGCTTGCCAGCCAGGCGGCGGACGAGCTGCTCGCCTTGTGGTCGCCCGAGATGGTGACGCTTCTCGGCGTCGCGGCCTCGACGCTCGGCAACTGGTTCAGGGAAGCGGCCAGGGACGCCGGGATGCCGGAGGGTCGGGTGAACGCCCACAGGGCGCGGCACACCTTCGCCACGAACATCCTGGAGCGGACGAACGACGCGGTCGTGACGGCGGAATCGCTCGGCCACCGCGACCTTTCGACCGTGATGCGCTACGCGCGAGGCAAGGAGCGTCGGATGCGAGAGGTCATGAGCCGCTCGCTGACCGGTTCCGGATAGTTCGGCGAATCCTTGAATCGCTGCCTCAGCGGGGTATGCTGCGCGTGATCGTTCGAGAGGGGAGCGAAGGTGGCTGAGGACCTGGCCCAGATGACCGCGACTGAGATGGTCCAGGCCGAGAAAGAGGCGCTCCTGGCTGACCCCTTGCACGATGTGCCATCTCAGGACGAGGTGGACATCGTGACCATGCGGGGCAACCTCATCTCCTACGAGCAGCAGCTGGCGGCGGCAAAGCTCGCGTGGCACGCCTCACATGCGGGAGTGCCCGGTCTGGACCATCCGAACGTGATCGGTCGCCAGGTCAAGTCGCTCCACGCGATCTGCGATCTGCTGACGGTGTTCCTGCGGGATGGCAGGGTTCCCGATCCTCCGGGCGTCCTGTTGCCGGACGAGGCAACGTGATGTGGAGAGGCAACCCGGCTACTCGGCCCAGCAGATCATCGGCCTTCTCGACGGTGTGGTCTGGAACGAGGACGGGCAGCCCGAGGCCCGGGCGACATGGGCGGAGCTCCGTTCGGCGATCGAGCGCCGGGGCGACGTGGAATCGGAGGCCATGGCTGCGGTGATCGACCTGGAGCGCGCGCTCGTCGCGATGGCCTCGCCCTCCCTGCGTCATCGGCGCGACCACCGCACGCACCGCGAGGCGAAGGCCGCCGCGCTCATCATCTCCGGACGCATGCTGCTCGACTACGACGTCGCGGACTTCCGGGCGGCCTTCGGACGCGGATCGGGCTTCGACCCTGAGCGCCTCATACGCAAGGGCGCTGCCTGGATCGCGGCGTACCTCTCCGGCAAGAGCGTCGAGGACGCCGAGCGGGCCTTCAGGGGGGCGACATGACCTGGCGCTCGGTGGCCGACCTGCTCGATGCCCAGACGCAAGCTGAGGTCGATGCGTTCAGGCACGACGGGTTGAAGGGTGAGGACGTCTACGAGTGCGGGGTTGGAAGCTGCGGCTACGCCTCGCGGCGGGAGGAAGAGATGCGGTCGCATCGAGGCGGCGCGCACATGCCCAGACGCCCGACCCCACCCCCAGTCTCGGCGCCGACCCGCCTTTCCCCCAGCGCACGCGCCGCTCGAAACGCAGAGATCCGTGCGCGCTTCGCTGCGGGCGAGTCACGGTTTGAGCTCGGAGCGGCGTTCGGCCTGAGCTGGGCGCGGGTGGATCAGATCGTGGGCAAGCCCCGTGCGTGAGGTGGGCATGCGCCCGTGTCCCTGGCCGATGGGACGCTGCTCCCAGTGGGCGTTTGCCGACGAGGCGGCATGCACGCATCACGCGAAGATGCTTGCAGGGCTCTACGAGCCCGCGCCGCATGCCTTCTCGAGGATCTCACCCGCGGACGTGCTCTCCGACGAGCAGATGGAGCTGGTCGGAGCGCTGGAGGCGCTCATGGCGGCACCGGCGATGATCCGTGGCGCGCTGACAAGGGCGGGCTCCCAGATGCAGGCAAGTCAACGTGGTTGACGATCCCCTGACCTGCGACAAGAGGTCCGCAGATGGTAAATGAGCTTGACAACCGGATTATGGTTGGAGGGACCGAAGGACCGACCGAGACGGACGAGCGCTTCCGGTCCTGTACGAGCTGCGGCTCGGCCCACCTTCCCCCGGTGCCCTGCCACATGACCTTCCGCCAGCGCCTCGCCACCGTCCGCATCGACCCCCGAGCGATGGAGACGCGCAGGCGCAACTACTGGGACCAGCAGGCCCTCGACGAGCAGTTCGGCCCCGACGCCGAGGAGGCGATGTGGGATGCCACGGACGGCCTGGGAGCGGGCTACCGCGACTCCCGAGGGCGCCTGATGCGCCGTGACCGCGACACCGGCGAGCCCACCGAGATGACCCCCGCGGACGCCCGGCGGATCATCGAGCGTCACTCGACGCAGGTCGGCGAGCTCGCGCCGGGCGAGTCGCCGGAGACCTGGGAGGCGGAGCACACGTGAGCGAGACGCTGACATGCGAGTGCGGGCACCCCGCCTACCCCGCTCACATGTCGGGTGGGCGCGTCGGCCGCTGCTTCCATGTCGACCGGACGCATTCGGCGGAGGGAACGTTCGCGAGCCCGTGCAGGTGCATGGGCTACGCGCCGAACCTGGACGAGATGGAGCTGGAGGAGGATCTTGAGTACGAGCAGTGAGCCTGGCGACCGAGAGCTGCAGCCCGACACTGTGTCGGATAGCGCGCGCCTCCAGTCCGACAACATGCCTGACGACCCTGACGACGTAAACCGGGCTCGGCGGCCCTGGATGCCGAAGTTCATCGAAGCGCTGGCCGAGCGAGGGATCGTCACGGACGCCTGCAAGGTCGCGAGGATCTCCCGCGCACAGGCCTACGCGTGGCGCAAGGACGACCCGAGCTTCGCGCTTGACTGGGACGACGCGTACCAGCAGGCGATGGACGCGCTTGAGGCTGAGGCGCTTCGTCGTGCGGTGCGAGGCGTCGAGGAGCCGGTGTTCTACAAGGGCGAGCTGGTAACGACCGTTCAGAAGTACTCCGACACGCTCCTGATGTTCCTGCTCAACGGTGGCCGCTCGGAGAAGTACCGCCGCGGCAACCAGGTCGAGGTGCAGGTCCGCATGGGCGAGCAGGCCGCGGACATCATCGCAACGCTCTCCGACGAGATGAGCTCCGATGGGTGAGCCCACAGCCGCGTCAGAGAACATGGCGCACCTGAGGAATGGCATCGAGCGTCGCTATTGCGCCGTCTGCGGTTACACGACGTGGCACGACGACGAGGTCTGCAGCATCTGCGGCGCTGAACCTAGGTGAGCACCGGCACCCTCGACCGCGAGGCCCACGAGCGGGTCATCCGCTGGTCCAGGGCGCCTGAGCACTTCGGACGGTGGTGCGCTCGGGTCCTGAAGATCGTCACCAAGGAACACGGGCTGCAGCCGCTCGCCTGGAACTTCGCGCAGCGCCACGTGGCCGAGATCGCCGACGCGCAGCTGCGCTCCACCGGCAGGGTGCGGATCATCATTTTGAAGGCTCGCCAGGAGGGCCTCTCGACGTGGGTTGCGGCGCGGCTGTTCTGGCGCTGCTCGCTCTGGCCGTTCCGCCGGGGCATGGTGCTCGCCGACAAGCTGAAACGGACGCACCTGCTCTACGACATCTACGAGGTCTTCCGCGACCGGATGCCACCGGGCGGCATGCCTCACCTCGTGGCGTCCTCGCAGTCCGAGCTCGCATGGGCGACCGGCTCGCGCCTGTCCGTCGATACCGCAGGCGACGTGGACATCGGGCGCGCTGGGACGATCCACCTGCTGCACGCCTCTGAGGTCGCGTCATACGAGCACGCGGAGGACGTGTGGATCTCGCTCGGCGGCGCACTGGCCAAGGGCGCGGGCTCTGAGGCGTACCTCGAATCGACGGCCAAGGGCGTCGGCAACCTGTTCCACCGCCTCTGGCTGCAGGCCGTTGCCCGCGACTCGAACTGGAAGGCCGTGTTCCTGCCGTGGTTCATCCACGAGGAATACGCGCTGGCCGACGTGCCCGCCGCGCTCGCCGATGCGATCGCCTCGTCGGACGATCCGTTCGAGCGCGAGGCCCAGGACACGGGGATCCTGTGGCCCGAGGTGGAGTCTGGGGATGGCCGCCGCCACAAGCTCACGATCTCCCAGCTCGCCTGGAGACGCCGCGAGATCGCCGACACCTACGCCGGTGACGAGCGAGCGTTCCGGCAGGAGAACCCGGCGACCGCACGCGAGGCGTTCTTGGTCTCGGGCGCAACCTTCTTCGACGCCGACGCGCTGGCAGCCTACGTCGACGCGATGGCGCGAGCCGAGATCTTCCGCGGCCTGTTCCGCCGCGCCGGCGGAGGGCTCGCGCTCATGCGCGACGAGCGCGGTGCGGTGAGAGTCTGGGAGTGGCCGGACCAGCACGGACACTACGTCGTGTTCGGTGACACCGCCGAAGGCAGGCTGGCGGCGGCACGGGACACCTCGTTCTCCGATCCCGACTCCGAGCGCGGCGGACGCGACTTCTGCTCGGCCGACATCTTGAAGGTCTCCGAGCTGGTCACAGGTCCGGACGGCAAGTCCTACCGGGTGCCGTGCCTGCGCCAGGTGGCCCAGATCCACGCGCGCCTTGCCCCGGACGTGTTCGCCGAACAGGTCTACGCCGCCGCCGCGTACTGGTCCTGCAAGGCGGAGGCCGGACGCGAGATCGCGCTCACCGGGATCGAGCGGAACCACTCGTCAGGACAGACGGTCCTGCGCCGTCTGCGCGAGACGCACCACCACCCGCGCCTGTTCCACCACCGCCGCATGAACGTGACGGGCAAGAGGGCGACCACCTACCTCGGCTGGGTGACCGACGGCACGACGCGCCGGCCGATGCTCGACGAACTCGCCGAGCTGGTTCGTCGGCGCGAGATCGAGGTCTACTCGGCCCAGACGCTCGACGAGATGGCGACGTTCGTCCTTGACGACGCGGGCAGGCCGGAGGCGCAGGAGGGCTGCCACGACGACCGAGTCATCAGTCTCGCGGGCGCCGTGCAGATGCGCCACCACCACACCGATGAGCCGACCGGCGCCTGGCCGGAGCTTGAGGTCGCCGACACGCCGACGGGCACCTAGAAGGAGGAGCCATGGCAACGCACAGCTTCCAAGCTTCACAGACCCGCGCCACGCGTCCAGGCTCTGATGCCTTCCCTGAGGCCACGGGCTACGTCTGCGCGGTCTGCGGCTGCCTGGAGGATCAGTGCCGGGCCCAGCAGAGCTGATCGAAGACCTGCAGGCGACGGTAGAGGACGCGCTCGCCCGTGCTGGCTACACGGCGACGAGCTGGCTCGTCCTGGCAGCCGTCATCAACCACGACGGCTCGGAGACGCTCATCAGACAGAGCTCGGACGGGCTGCCCGTGTGGATCAGGTCCGGGATGCTCACGGAGGCCCTGTCGGGATGGGACGAGGACGAACAGGAGGAAACGGATGGCTGAGCACCTGGCAAGGGTCGTCGTGGCCGATCAGGTCGTGTGGGAGGGCAGCGTGCCGGCTGGCCACGTCCCCACCGTGACGTTCGAGCGGGGCGCACAGCTCACGGCCAACTCGGCGTCCGGTCCCGTGCCGATCCCTGGGTGGTTCGCGGCGGACGTGACGACCGTGCGGTTCGCGCCCGCGAAGCCCAAGCCTAAGCCCGCGAAGCCCACTCGGAAGAAGGCGATCGCGAAGTGAGCAACGACGTCGTGGAGCGATGGAAGACCGGGCGGCGCTGGTACTGGCACCGCAAGGCGGGCAACGGCCAGATCGTCTCGAACGCCGGGCCGTTCGCCACGTCCTGGGGCTGCCTTCGCAACGCCCGGCGGCGCAACCCGGACACCCGTACGTTTCCGATCAGGGCGAGCGAGTGAGCCGTGCCGTTCCGCTCGGAGGCTCAGCGCCGCTATCTGTGGGCCAACCGCCCGGACATCGCCCGCCGCTGGACCGCCACCTACGGCTCGAGGATACAGCCGCTCGGAAGCTTGGTGAGCAAGTCGAGAGGGCGAAGGAGACGCCGTGATGTACGGGGTTGAAAGCATAGTGCACGTCAACGGTTACAGAGTCGCCGTCGGCAGTTGGCGGGCAAAGACGTACTCCGAGGAAGCGTCCAGCATGTCGGATCGTGCGATGGTCGACGTGTGTTGCGGTGGAAGCAAAGTGTCCATCGCAGATGGACGGCTGGTGAAGTGGCGACTGGAGCGCGCCCTGAAGCGTGTTGTGCGCCACGAACGACGAAGGCTCGCTGAGGCTGCTCGGCGTAGCTCAGCTATCGAGGATCTCCTCTAGTGATGGTGCTTGACGCCGGTCAAACGACGCACGAGCTGCTGCCCGACGACGCCGGTCAAGGGCCGTTTCCCGCCGACAAGGCCCAGCACGACGCCCTGCTCGCCTGGGCGGTCGGAGCCTTCGCCGAGGCCGATGCGGCGCGCAAGGACCGCGAGGCGCGCTGGCGCCGCGCCTACAAGCTCCGCCGCTCCTACAACCCCCGCCAGAAGGGCCGCTGGCAGTCGAACATCTTCCTTCCCGTCATCTTCACGACGATCGAGACGGTGAAGGCTCGCGTCACCGCGCAGCTGCCGACCTTCATCGTGAACCCGGTCTCAGAAGACGACGTGGCGCCCGCTAAGGCGATGGAGCAGCTTCTTCGCTGGGCGGCGGACATGTCGAAGCTGCAGATGGAGCTCGTGACCGCGTGGGCGCAGGCGCTCACCTACGGCACCGGGATCATCAAGGTCTACCACGACCGGCGCACCGAGGTTCGCATCCGCCAGGTCCCGAAGATGCGCGAGGTGTCCCAGACAGTGCTCGAGCCCGAGCTCGATGCGGGGGGTCGGCCGTTGCTCGACCTGGACCAGCAGCCGCTCATGGCCTCCCGGACCGAGCTTGTGACCGAGCCCGTCGTCGATGAGCAGGGCCAGCAGGTCTTCGAGGAACAGCGGTCCGAGATCGTCGTCTACGAGGGACCCTGCGCCGAGGCGATCAACATCTTCAACTTCTGGGTCGCCCCTGAGGCGGGCTCCATCGAGGACGCGCGCTACGTGATCGAACGACGATTCCGCGACGACCGCTACGTCACCGAGCAGATCCGCGCCGGCACCTGGAAGATGCCCGCCTCGATGCCCGATCCGTCCGCGCTTTGGACCGGCCAGATCGACCCCGCGCTTGAACGCCCGGCAGACGTCGGACTGTCCACCTCCGACACGCCGATGCGCCACAAGGTCGAGGTCTGGGAGATCTGGACCGGCACGGCGTTTATGACGGTGCTGGGACGCCAGGCGGTCGTGCGCGTCGCCCCCAACGGCTACCAGCACCAGCAGAAGCCCTACGTGCGGATCGTGGACTACATGAACGAGCACGAGGTCTGGGGCTCGGGCGAGGTCGAGCAGCTCGAGGGCATCCAGGACGGCGTGAACGCTCTGTCCAACCAGCGCATCGACAACGTGCGCCTGGTGCAGAACCGCCCGTGGATCGTCGATCCGGCATACCTGCACGACCGCCGCCAGCTCGTCTCGCGTCCCGGCCAGGTCATCGCCGTCAGGACCTCTGAGACCGGCCTCGCGCCCCGCGACATGGTGACCCCCGTTGACGTGCCGGACGTGACTCCTTCCGCCTACACCGAGGTTGCCACACTGCTCGACTTCGCCGAGCGGGTCTCGGCCGTCTCGGCGTTTCAGCTCGGCATCGGCTCGGACTCGATGAACAACACCGCGACAGGGGTGGCCATCGTCTCCGAGCAGGGCTCGGCCCGGTTCTCGCACAAGGTCCGGCTCGCCGAGATCATCGGGATGGCGCCGCTCGCGCGGATGTACGGGTCGATCCTGCAGCAGTTCTCCCCGCCCGAGCAGGCGATCCGGGTGATGGGCGAGCGCGGACAGTGGACCTGGCAGCAGATCACCGCAGACGAACTGCAGGGAGCCCTCGACTACGACATCGAGGCCGAGTCCTCGACGCAGACCGAGACCGTTCGCAAGGAGCAGGCGATGACGCTGCTCCAGGCCCTCACCGCGATCGTGGATCCGGCGACCGGGATGCCGCTCATCAACCCGCGCACCGCCGTCGAGAACGTGCTGAAGGCATGGGGGATCAAGAACATGGACCAGTGGTTCACGCAAGCACCGATGATGGGTGCACCGGCCCCGATGATGGGCGCTGCGGGCGGAGTGCCGATGCCGACTGGCATGGGAGGTCCGGCCGAGCTCGCGCTCCTGCAGCCAGAGATGGCGCAACCACCGCCTGAGATGGGACCGATGGGACCGGTGGCCGCGTGATCTCACCCGACGAGGAGCCGCCGTTCTCGCTCGCGGGCGAGGAGGTTCCGGCGGTCCCGATCGACGACCAGGTGGACGAGCTGGTGACCGAGCTTCGCACCCGCGAGGAGTACGCGAGCCTGTTCGAGCACCCGCAGTGGCCCTCCTTCCTGGACCAGGTCAGGACGAAGGAGCAGGCCGCGATGACCGCGGTGCGCACGACCTGCCAGACGATCGAGGAGTTCACCGCGATGCGCGCGATGGCCAACACCTGCGACTGGGTCGCTGGCGAGCCGGAGCGCAACGCCAGAAGGATCGAAGAGTTGCACGCCGCACTCGATGAGATCGAGAGGGAGGACACGCAAGAATGAGCGTTCCCGAGCTTGACATGTTCGGCCTGGCCCAGGATCAGCCCGAGCCACCCGCAGGCGCCGATCTGTTCCCCAACGCGACCGACGTGAGCGCCGATCAGATCGCCGCCGAGAGCGACGCGGAGGCGACCAGCCAGCCTCCCACCGAGGAGACAGCGCCCGAGGAGGCGCTGGGGGCTCAGGAGGAGGCTCCGAGCGAGCCCGAGACCCCGGAGCCGGAGCCTCGCCGCTATGGCCCCGACGGCCGGTTCACCTCGCCCGAGGACCTGGAGCAGGGCTACTCGCATCTGCTCGCCCTCGATGGCCGCCGCTCGAATGAGCTGGGCGAGCTTCGCTCGCAGGTGGTGCAGCTCCAGGACCTCCTGCGCTCCGCCTCCGCCGCGCTCCAAGAGCGCCAGGCGCCTCAGGCGCCGCCTGCCCTTGACCCCGAGTACCTGCGCCAGGCAGCCGAGCGCGGGCAGGACCCGGAGTCGCTTCAGGCCGCCGCCCAGATCGCGGCGCAGGTGGCGGCGGCCCAGTCTCGGGCCTTATCCGACCAGATGCTCGCCCAGCAGCTCCAGGCTCAGGAGCAGCGCGAGATCGAGGCGCAGCGCTCCGCGGCATCCGCCGCCCTGCAGACCTTCGTGGGCCAGCATCCCGAGGTGGCCTCCGACGTGAACCTGGAGGCGCAGATCGAGCGGACCTTCACCGAGCTCGGGTTCACAAGCTATGATCCGGTGGAGTGGACGGACCTTCTCAACATCACGCACGAGGCGGTCACCAACCCGTCGCTGGGCAACGTGCTCCGGGCCATGCCCGAGCTCGCCGCGACTGACTACGGCCTCGTGCTCGCACGACAGATGGCCGCCGGCGCCCCGCCGGTGAACGGCTCACCTGGCACCACGACCGACGCCGCACGACAGGCCGCCCTCGCGGGCGCGCAGGTCGAGCGCGGCGGCGGTGGAGGCGCCCCCCAGACCGGCCCGGGGGGGCCAACGCCCGCAAACGACTCATGGGAGGCCGTGAAGCAGCTCACTCGCGACGAGCGCCAGCAGTCCGCGAGCACCGTGTTCGGCGTCTAGAGGCAACCTCGCCTAAGAGGCTCTGACGCATCCCAGGGACAACCGCTCCAGCGCGGCCCTTTCGACCAACCCCTCGCATCACCTGATCGGAAGGGAGCATCACCATGCCAACGCTTACCCGAGTGCGGGAGTCGACGGAGAACATCCCCTCGTCTCGTCGCGTCCGCGACGTCTCCCGCGACATCGCCTACCTGGACGCCGGCGAGGCGCCGTTCGTCCTGCTGACCCAGCGGGCCGGCAAGCGGACGGTCTACAACCCGAAGTTCGAGTTCATCGAGAAGGAGCAGGCCCCGCGCCTGAGCACCATCAACGGTGCCCAGACGAACGTGGACACCGCGATCGAGGTGGCGGCGGGCACCGGGCAGTACTTCTACCCGAACGACGTGGTCCAGAACCTTCGGACCAAGGAGATGTTCCGCGTCACGGCCGTCGCGACCGACACGCTCACCGTCGTTCGCGGGGTCGGCACCGTCGCGGGCGCCGCCATGAACAACCTGGACTCGGTCCTGATCCTCGGTCCGGTCGCCTCCGAAGGCGGGGCCCGTGGCCAGGAGCGGGCGGTGCAGGAGTCCTACCCGTTCAACTACACGCAGATCTTCAAGACCGACTACGGCTCTACGGGCACGCAGACGGTCTCGGAGAACTACGTCGGGAACGAGAGGACGTGGCTGCAGAAGCAGAACGCGATCGAGCACGTGAAGGCGATCGAGTTCTTCTTCCTCTACGGCCAGCGAAACATCGACATCGGGGACACGGGCAAGCCGATCCGCTACACCGGCGGGTTCACGCACTTCGTGACGTCGAACCTGCAGGACTTCGGCGGTGTGGCGACGGAGCCCGAGTGGGAGACGTTCATGCAGACCGTCTTCCAGTACACGGGCGGGTCCTCGTCGCGGATCCTGTTCGCCGCGCCGGGCGTCGTGTCCTCGCTGGATCAGACGGGGTGGGCTCGCACCATGCTGCCGCCCTCGAACAAGACGCTCAACATGGAGGTGACCCAGGTCGCCTCCTCCCACGGCACCCTGAACGTCGTCAAGCACCGGCTGCTCATGAACGGTGCCGACGGACAGGGCTACGGCGGGCAGGCGTTCGCGGTTGACATCAAGAAGGTCAACTACATCGCGCTCCGCCAGCGGGACACGCGCCTGTTCGAGAACGTCGGCGACCCGGGCGATGACGCCTGGACCGACGAGTACCGGACGGAGTGCGGGTTCGAGATCCGCAACGAGAAGATCCACGGCATCGCCACGAACGTCCTCGCGTAGGCCGCCCCTGCGCAGGATGGGCAAACGCGAGGTCACCTCCGGGCCCGGTTCCCTCTCTCCCGGGCTCGGAGGTACTCGCTCCCCTTCAAGCGCGAGCCAGCCTGGCTCGCGTCGCACGCCCGACGCTTGAATGGAGGTAGAAGATGGCGCTCATCAACTACGACGACGAGGCGGTCTTCACGATCGGGACCGGCCTCACGACCGCACGCCCCGGCCACGGCCGCAAGAACCGCGCCGTGAGCTCCATGATGAACAACCTGCACGTCGTGACCGGAACGATCGACTTCGACGCGTCCTACCCGACCGGAGGCGAGGACATCTCCGACATCTGGACGGCGTTTGCCAATCCCGGTGACGCCACGGTCGCCAACCGTGGCCTGAAGGGGATCATCGTTGACCAGCCGCTCACGGGCGCGCAGACCGGCAAGTTCGCGAAGATCGACTACACGAACAAGAAGATCGTGCTCTACACGAACGCCTCGCCGGCCGTGGAGGTCGCGAACGCCTCCGACCAGTCGGCGATCACGGGCCTCAGGTTCATCGCTTGGGGCAGGGGCTAGAGGGAGGGAAGCCATGAGGTTCTGGAACAAGTCCAAGGGGTTCCGCCTGGTCGTGAAGGCTCGCCAGCGCACCTTCGATCCGCTCTCCGGGGCGGCCGGGCGCACGACCGGGCTCTCGGCGACGTTCAACCCCGTCGGCCAGTACGGCGTGTTCGACTCCGAGCAGGCCCAGCGGATCCACGGGTGGTCCGAGGACGAGCGCAGGACGGTCGAGCGGGCGCTGCTCGAGCACGTCACGTTCGGCCAGACCATGCACCTGCTCGACCTTCCCGACGAGGAGGCGAAGGTGCTCGGGGTGGCCCGAACGTGCATGTTCATCCGCCCCGCCGCCTCTGGCGAGATCGCCTACTGCGGGCGCGAGATCGAGTCAGACGAGCCCTACTGCGCCCGCTGCACGTCGCTGCTCGTCCGTGCCGAGGAGATGGCCCGCGACGAGGTGGAGCTCGTCGAGACACCGATCGGTGAGGCGCCTGTGGACGAGCAGGTGGCAGACGATCTACCGCCATCAGAAGAGGAGGTGGCCTGATGGCTACCGTCCGGCCCGAACCGATGAAGGTCGTCGGGTTCCAGCAGATCACCTCGCTGGCAGCCTCAACGGCCCTCACCGTGCCCGCAGGCGCGAAGATGGCGCTCGTCTCGGCTGAGACTCAGAACATCCGGATCCGCTCCGACGGCACGGCGCCCACCGCCGCGATCGGGCTGCGCCTGATCGGGCTCCCGGGTGCCACCGCGCCTCCTGAGGCATCCCCCGTGCTGCTCCTGCAGGACCCCACAGCCCTGCGGTTCATCGAGGAAGTCGCCGGTGCCAAGTTGAATGTCGAGTATCTGGCGTGAAACGGCTCCTCGCCCTCGCAGCGGTCCTCGTCGTCGCCGCCGCCGTCGCGGCACCCGCGCTCGGGGTGGGTGGAGGCGTCACGGTGCCGACCATCGAGTCCTTCGAGGCCCTCGAAGCGCGCGTCGGCGCTCTTGAGTCCAGGGTAGACGCCCTGGAAGGCTCTCCTTCGCCCTCTCCGAGCCCCTCACCGTCCCCGGAGCCTTCCCCAAGCCCTTCGCCCTCGCCATCACCCTCGCCGTCTCCTTCACCCTCTCCTTCACCCCTACCGGGCCCCGAGCCCGTCGGTCCGGGTGGAGGCGTGTTCTCCGCCGACTGCGCCCTCGACCAGGAGGGCAACATCGACCCCATCGTCTCGCCGGGGGTCGCATCGGCGCACCTGCACGACATCTTCGGCTCGCTCGGGCTCACCCCGTCGAGCACCGTCGAGTCCATGCGGGCCGCCGGGACGAGCTGCACGAACGCGGGCGACACCGCGGCCTACTGGGCGCCCTCGCTGATCGGCTCGAACGGCGCGACCTACATGCCGACGAATGTCCTCGCCTACTACCGCGCCGCACCGGGCGTGCCGGTCCGCGCCTTCCCCGCTGGCCTTGCGATGGTGGCCGACCAGAGCGACGACCCCGCCCGCTCGGGCTACTCCTGCTCCGCCGATGGCCCGATGTCGCCCGTGCCCGTCAACTGCCCGCAGGGCTACCTGAAGCTCCACATCGCCTTCCCGAGTTGGTGGGACGGTCAGCGTCTCGACTCCGGCGATCACCGCTCGCACATGAGCTTTGACCGCGACGCCCAGCACCCGATCCCGCTTCCCAAGCTCGTGATCCACGTGCAGTACCGGGGCCTCACCCAGGCCGCGAGCCTCGGCTACATGCCGTCGAGCGTGCTGATCGACGGGACACAGGCTCACGCCGACTTCCTCAACGCATGGCAGCCCGGGGCGCTCGAGCGGATCGTGGCCGAGTG